AATGCACTACCAATTAACATTGATAGCATATTCGTCAAGAGTAGATCTAAATCTCGAACATCCGCCTCGATTCTATTAAAGACCTCTGGTGGAAGTGTTACTTCCCCAGATCTTGGGATAGGAGCCCAGCCCCCTCGTTTGGGTCGCCCCGTAGGAAGTGCAATTGCACTATCCGTAAGGTTTCTGTATTCCGAGATTTTCATCAAGTACGCGTGTAAGGTAGCGTTTAACAACTTACCTCTAAGTTGAGAAACGGTTTCCTTAACCCACGTTCCAAGATGAAAGCTAAACTTGGTAGTAATATCTTTGCTAATACGTTTCAGTACAACAGTACCGAACGCATCAACAACAGATGGATCTGCCAGCTTATTGACTGGGTTTCCCGTTGCCAGGAACTCGGCTGCTTTCGCATTGCCGTTTTCCCCTAGCACTGGGACATTGTATCCCATCATAAGAGCCCTAACTCGAGCACCCTGTTGACCAACATGTTTGTTGAGTCCACCGAGTACCTTATAACCATAACCCAGAAGTTTTAACAACTGGGGTAAGGTTAACCGGTATTTCTGAGCTACGGCTAATGCTGAAGGAAGAGAGAGACATGCTGAGATGAACTCCGATAGAGGGAATGGAGAAATATCCACCCCATCTATAAAAGTTCTTTTAGCAAACTCGATTCCACGAGCTCGTGTGGAAAGCACGGACTTGGCTAGCCCGCACTCGACACCGAATGCCCGTAGGATCAAGAGATACCTATCTTTAACATGTCTGTCTCCGATTACAATGTCATCACCCAATAAGGCATAATCTCGCCAAAGTGTACCCACCGGGGTTACCCCCGAGGTCCACGCAGCAATTTGCACTATTGCATGATGCGTTAACGCCAGCATTGCCCATGAGCTAAGAGCCCCCATAGGTTGCCCTACAGCATACTCTACAATACCAGCTGTATCAGTTGGTTTGTAGTAATATGAGTAGGGTCTACCCACGAGGAGTCTCGCCCAATTCAACGCAAAGTCCATCCCATAAAGGGACGAAAGAAGGTTGATCTGGAGTGAAATTGGCAACCTGTCGGTCGCAGCAGATAAATCTAGAGAATAAGCAGATGGCCAGCCTTGATACTTCTGTATCGGAGCCAGTTGATCAAAGGTTCCATCCATAGGAAGATATTTCAGAATTCTAAATATCTCCAAATGGAGTGGTTCCAAGACCCACTGGGTCCAGGCGTCGACCATTGCGAACACTCTAACTTTTCCCGCCGCTTCTTGTTTGAAGCCAAGTTTACCCATTGGGTAAATGGTAGACGGTAACGGTATATCAACGTTACTATTTGCTGCTTCTAACAAGATCCGAGTAAACCCAGGATACCTCACTTTTGTTTCCGGCTGAAACTTCTTAGCGAAGTACAGTACCGTATCCAAAAGGCCTGAGGATCTTAGGTTCC